CCGATCAGAAAGAATAAGCAAGTGAGCTTCGGCGCCGGCAAGACCGCCTACACGCACGAAGACTTGGCCGAGATCGAGCGCACCATCCTGCCGGCGCTGGCCCGTCACGGCATCTCCTATCGCTTCCGCACCAGCGTCGCCGACAAGCAGATCATCGTCACCTGCATCCTGAGCAAGGGCGGCTACCGCGAGGAGAACAGCCTGCCGGGGCCGGCCGACACCTCGGGCTCCAAGAACCCAATCCAGGCGGTGGGATCGGCCGTCACCTACCTGTCGCGCTATGCGCTCAAGGCTGCGCTGGGCCTGTCGGCCACTGACGACGACGACGGCACCGGTGCCACCGCCGACCAACTCAATGACGCGCAGGTGGCCGAACTCGACGCGGCGATCAAAGCCTCCACCGTCACTTTGGACTGGTTCCTGAACTACGCCCGGATCGAGACGCTGCGCGATCTGCCGCCGGCGCGCTACGATGTCGCCCTCGCCTATGTGAAGAAAAACAGACAGCAGGGGACCTCACAAGATGATCCAGGGTAGCCCGGAATGGCATCAGGCGCGGCTCGGCAAGGTCACCGCCAGCCGCGTCCACGACGTGGTCGCCACCACCAAGTCGGGCGGCTACACCGCCGGCCGCAAGAACTACCTGTCGCAGTTGGTGCGCGAACGTCTCACCGGCGTGCCGACACAATCCTATCAGTCCGCCGCTATGCTCAACGGTTCCGAGCTAGAGCCAGAGGCCCGCTTTGCCTATGCCCTCGATCAGGGTGTGCACGTCACCGAGGTCGGGTTCATCCCCCACCCCACCATCCTGATGGCCGGTGCCTCACCCGATGGCTTGGTCGGCGACGTCGGACTGGTCGAGATCAAGTGCCCGAGCCCGACCGGCCACGTTCACATCGACAATCTGCTCGGCGACAAAATCCCGCTCGAATACATCAGCCAGATCCAGTTCCAGCTCGCGGTCACCGAGCGCGAATGGTGCGATCTGGTGTCCTATGATCGAACCATGCCACCGGAAATGCAGGTCCACGTCGTGCGCCTGCATCGCGTCGAGAAGATCATCGACAAGATGGAGGAGGAAGTGCGCCGCTTCCTGGCCGACGTGCATGACACCGTCGATCTGCTGCGCAAGCGCTTTCTGCCGGTGGCGGCATGACCCGTTCGCAATACGCGACGATCTGTTTCGCCGCATCCACGAAACTCACCACCGCTGGCACAAGGATGCCGGCGAGCTTTACGAAATGGGCGGCCTATACCCCGCACGATGTCGATGCGGATGTTTTAATGGTGTTGCTAAGGGCTGTCGTCATCACGATGGACCGATATGGTATTTCGGTGGATGAGATTACCACGGGTCTAGCCGGCTCGCTCGCCGCGTTGAAAAAAAGTCGAGCGACAGCAAAGAGGCGCAAGCGATGAATGCGCCGGCCATGATCTACGTGTGGAACGGCCACGCCCTGGAGCCGGTGGCGCGGTTCTCGCGGCTGGCCGAGCAGTCGTTCACCGCTGGCCACGCCTATCGCATGATCGTGGACGAGGAGAAGGAGGAGCGCCGCTCGCTGGAGCAGAACGCCAAGATGTGGGCGCTGCTCACCGAGTTCTCGCAGCAACTCGAGCACGGCGGCCGCTACTACGAACCGGAGCGTTGGAAAGCGATCTTGCTGCACGCCTGGGGCCAGGAGATTGAATTCCTGCCGTCGCTCGACGGCAATACTTTCATCCCCTACGGCAACCAGTCCTCCAAGATGTCGAAACGCGACATGATCAGCTTTCTGGAATTTATCCTCGCCGAGGGGCGTCAAACGCGGCGTGAAATTTGCCGACGATCCGGCCGACCATGCGCGCTGAATTCAGCAAGGCCACCAAGCTCGCCGCCTATCGCCGCGCGATGGGCCCGCTGCGAGGGCTGCGGTGGCCTGCTGGTGCCGGGAAAGTTCGCCTATGACCACCGCAACCCGTCCGAGTTTTCCGGCGATGCATCATTGGAAAACTGCCAATGCTTATGCGTTGGTTGCCATGGTGCCAAGACCGTCAAGCGTGATATCCCGGCGATCGCCAAATCGAACCGCATCCGCACGCGCCACGCCGGCATCAGGAAGGATCGCAAGATCCGCGCTTGGAGGAAATTTGACGGCTCACCAGTGATCAAACCGAGGGAACGATAGACTAGGCTTTAACCGCGAGGCACAGCCATGAGCAACCTTCCACGCGACACCTTCCACCAGCATCACTATCCGCGCTTGCGCGGCTACTCGGTCGGCGACGACGGCGAGGTCACGGTACATCTGTGCCTGGGTCTGCCGTGCTGCGGGCTTGATCTTCTGATCGAACATCCGCCGACGCTAACCGCGGTGGAACTGTATGCGATTGCGGGCGAGTTCGTGGTCATGCGCGAGCGGGTGCGCGCGTTGCCGAGCTTCAACGTGTGCGCCTTGTCCCAAAAATCTGCATCAAATGATGCAGGAAAATGGGACAAGCCATGACCGACATCGCTGAGCGGCTGCACGGCCAACTCGCGAGCGATCACGCCTGGGGCTGCATGGGCCGACAATATAACTGCGATTGCGGTTACGATGCGGACACCGAGAAGTGGTTAGCCGAGGCCGCCGCCGAGATCGAGCGGCTGCGGGCGGAAAACGAGCAGTTGCGACGAGCCCTTGATGTTGTCCCCGGCAAACCCACAGAGAAAGACATTGAATGGGCCCGCGCCCACACTGGAGCCCAAGCCATGAGCGCCATCGCTGCACGGCTGCACGGCCAACTCGCGAGCGATCACGTCAGGGGTTGCATGGGCCGACAATATAGCTGCGATTGCGGTTACGATGCGGAAACTGAGAAGTGCTTAGCCGAGGCCGCCGCCGAGATCGAGCAGATGCAGGCCAAGATTGAACGCTGGCAAGCCCAGTCGATCGCTCAGTATGCGGAGATCAAGCGGCTGCGCGAGCAAGTGGACGCATTGCGGCTGGTAGCCACCTCGCACGAACCTGAAGCACTACGCCTGCGCGCCGAGATCGAGCGGCTGAAAGCGGAAAATGAAGAACTGTTTGCCAATAATGGAGACGCTGCAAACCTGCTTGGAAAAGCCGAGGCCGACAACGAGCGGCTGCGAGCGGTAGTCCTGGCCATTGATGAGAGCGACCCCGAAAAGCCGTCCTCGTGGCGCTACCGCCGAGAGGAACTTTGTGCCATGGCCCGCGCCGCCCAGGAACCAAAGCCATGACTATCATATTCGGAGAACAGCACCGGCTACAACGAATGCTGAAAGAGCGCGATGCGAAGATCGAGCGGCTGCGGGCGGCGCTCCTGATCGCGCAGCAATGGATGCCGCTCCAACCGATGGACGACGAAGCCAAGAGAGAAGTGGCACAAGTGCGCGCCGCCCTGGAGCAAAAGCTGTGACCACGGCGGCGGGGTTCTTCATCGGCGCGGCGATATTCGCGTTGGGCTACCGCATAGCATCGGGACGATGGCCATGGCAGTGGTGATGCATTGATGACAAAACGCGAGCAGGCACTGGTGCTGTGCATCTTGCTGTTGCTGGTAGTTGGCACCTATACGTGGGCGTCGCTGATCGCGTGCAAAATGAACTAGCTCGGTGCGTGGTACGGATAGATCACCTCGACCACGTCATCAGTATCGACGCCGAGGCTTTCAGCCAGTGCCGGCGAGAGGTCCGCGGCTCTGCCGGTCTGCTCCTCATGCGGCCCCAGTCGGCCGGATGCGCCAGCCGGCTGATGCCAGTTTTCTTGGCGGTGACCAGCGCCATGTAGCCGCTATTCTTCAACATCAGCTTACTGGTCCGGTCATAGTCCCAACGACATGCCAGATAGAACACGTCGGGCGATAGTCGCCGAGCGAGGCCCGTGGTCCCGGGCGGCTGCTTCGGCAGGAACAGATAGGGCGCCTCGTCGTAGTCGTAAATGAAGGCGAGGCCCTCCGATGCCGACACACCGAGATCGTCGGGGCCTCCGAAGGTGCTGCACGTGCCGGTCGCTTGAAACAACACATCGTCGTCGTCCGGCTCAGGTTCGGGGACCATGCCTTCTTCGTCTGCGATTGCGTTGCTGATGGCCTCGCAGATGTTGTCGAATTCATCGTAATAGGTCACCGTGTCTTGCTCATTGTCCCCGAAGCAGACCTCGATGAGCACCGCAACCTCGTTGGTGTGCGACAGGAAATACAATCCGCCGATGTCATCATCATCCTTCGCACCGCGATTGGTCAGGCCCGATGCATCGCAGATGGCGTCGACGATCCGCTTGGCGTATTCCTTGCCGGCGCTGGAGGTGTAAAACACCTCGCAGCCGTGGCCCTGGCCGTTGCTGGCGTTGAAATGGACGCTCACATCTAGCGTATGCGCGCCCTGCGCGTTGTGAAAATCACAGATGCGCTTGAGGCACTCCTGTTGTTCCGGTCGAAACGTCGTCCCAATAGGTGATGACATCAACACCGGCGTCCGCCAGATTGTCGGCCACCGCAGTGACCACCCGACGCGCCTCGTCCACCTCGTCCAGCACTCCGACGACATCCCCCGACACTTGGAGGAGTGGCCCGCAGAAATCACAACTTTGAGCATGATACCCTCTCGGTTAGAATGCGCAGCGGCGGACGGTGAGACGTTCGGCCGCCACTTCACAAGCAACCTTTTCCAGGAGGTTTGCCGTGCGCCTCATTGATATCACAGGACATCGATATGCGCGCCTGACTGTCCTTTTACATGGCAGGACGAAGGAAACGGGCGGCCACTGTGGCGCTGCCGTTGTAACTGTGGAAATGAAATCACGGTTAGTGCCAATGTTCTGCGTCAAGGCAACACTCAGTCGTGCGGTTGTCTTAAGCTTGAACTTATTAGGCAAAGAGGGAAAGCAAATAGAACGCACGGTGATACGGAGATAGACAAGCATCGCGCGAATATCGAGCATGGAGAGGCCTGCGCGAACGCTGCATAAAACCCTTGCAATAAAGACTTTGCCAAATATGGCGGACGCGGCATCACAGTTTGTAGCCGCTGGGTGACTAGCTATGAGAATTTCTTTCTGACATGGGCCGATGTCCTGCCGGTCGTTCGATTGATCGACATTAACAATGAATGGGCCCCTATGCTCCCGAGAAATGTTCGCTGGGCCACACCAAGCGAGCAAAACAAAAAATAGACGGCCCTTCAGATGGAAAAAGAACAGGGACTAGAAATAGCGCTGATCACGACTTTCATGGCGTGCTCCAAAAAAAGGGCGCCGGGTTGGCGCCCAGTAACCTCGGGCCAGCAAATCGAAGGAAACTGATCCGAGGGTCAAGGTTCTATGATCGACTTGAGGGTCCGACTGATCGGTCCCCAAGTTCCTCAAAATTTAGACGGCGTCGGCACGCCTTCGTGTTCCTCGGAGGGCACGATCGCAACAACCCAGCCGGTCTGCTCCGACCAAGCCGTCTTCACATCCCAATTTTTTCCAACACTTCCGGCTTCTCATCCGTACCGGGCGGCGGCAGCACGATCGGATGCGTCGGCACCCCAGGTGACGGCCAGATGCTCGGCGGAATGTAGATCGGGTGCGTCGGCTTCAGCCCCGGAAGGAACCCCGGCGGCAGATAGATCGGCGGCGTCGGGATCGGCTGCGGCCCCCGGTACCGCCGATGTCAGGGTAAGTAGGCGCACCCGCCCCAGATGCCAGGAGGGCGTCCACCGGCGCAATCGGGTGCGAGACATCCGGGTTGCTGCCCAGGCCCACCGATGTCGACGTAGGGAGGTGTCACCACCCCAGATGCCTGGAGCCGACCCCGGGCGCGATCGGATGTGTTGGGAACCTCCGGCCTGTGGGACGGGATATGGCGGCACGGAAGGCCGTGGTCGGGCTGGCCACCGCTGCCGAGCGGGGTGATCAATGCAAGATATGGCTGCATAACAACTCCTATTGTTGGGTGAGCGGCCGCCCGCCGGCACCCCGTCAGGCGCGCGAGCGGCCTACCTCATGCACAAGGGTCGGAATAGGAGAGCGACGGGTAGACCAATGTCTCTACCTCTCGCTCGATTTGTCACTTGCTCTTTTTTTTCGTGGGCATGACTTCCGCGCTGGGGCCCTTGTCGAGCGCCACCGCAAATTCGCGCAGTTCCGGCTGCGGCATCCGGTTGCTCGCGCGTACCAGAACGGAAATTTAACGAAGCCGACATTGAGCCGCATGCCGATGATGCCGGTCCCGCATCACGGTGAACTTCAGCTCCTCCCCGTCAGGTTCGAACACGTCGTTGTAGAGTTCACCATCACTGCTGGTTGGAACGTGAGCGGCGCGGCGCTCGACCAGTTGCCGGCATCGTAATCTTGACGATTGGCCCGGCCGAGCAGTCAATTACCATCACTCAGGCTCTCGCCCGCCTCGATGATCGGCCCGTTGATGATGGTCAGCGCATGTCATTTCCCTTCGCGTTTTTCGATTTTCGGTCATTGCTGCGTCGTACCCCCGACGTGCATTGGAAAAGCCCACCCTGGCGCGCGACGGGTCGCGTAACGCCATCCTTGATTCCAGATCCGGAACACATGCGCCATCTGTGCAGTGTAGGCTTGATCTAGCGCCTGCCGGTCGAGCACGACCAGGCGGTCCTGCCACTTCGGACGGGGATGGCTCCGCTGCCGCGTCATCCCAGCCGCCGGTGAGGTAGCCGGTGAGCGCGAGCGCAAACAGGATGATGATGCAAATGACCACCGTCAGCATGATGCGCTGAGCCCAAGGGTCAGCTCCTCCAGCGGTTTCATGACCCGTTCGGCTAGCGGATGCCCGAGCCGGCGAACAGCCGCCACAGCACCAAGATCGCCACCAGCACCAGCACACCAGCAGGATGTTGGTGACCATCACTGGCAGATGCAGCCCAATCGCGCCCAGCACCAGATGATCAGGAAGTAGCACAGCGCGATCCCGCAAATGTAGATCAGCGCATAGATCACTCGCTCGACCATGGTGCCGCTCCATTGCATGTCGAATAGGGATGCCGTGCCGCCAGCGCAGGCGTGAAGTTGCGGGCCCTCGGCGGGCCAGCCAGTTTTGCACCGGTCGCGACATCAGCGCGCGGCCGGCAATCGGGGGCCCAGCCACCGGCGGCACCGCTCATAGCCATGATCGGGTTGCCGGTCCACTAATCCTGTTGCTGCCAAGCCAAGCGAAGCCGGTAGTGATGCCTTATAGGCGGCGCGGACGCGGTGCCAGATTGCGGTAATGGGCCGCATAACGGCTTTCGCAAGAGCGAGCCAGCGTGCCGAGGTCGTCAGTGCCGCGGGCATAGCCACGCCGGCCTTGGTCACCACCGCATTTTTTAGCGCGCGAAGGAGAAATATCCCCGTCGCAGCATTCACTGCCGGCCGAGGTAACTGCCGCTCGATTGGCAATAGATTGCGATATTGCCGTCGCGCAATCTGCCACGCCCCGAGATCGGGTGAGTTACTGCGCTGCAGGTGCCGCTCCATAGCCTGATCGAAGCGCATTTTTCATGCCGCGCACGGTATCGGCCCACTTCCGACGGCGCATTGCGGGCCGCACTTTCCATGCGCGGAGCGCAAGGATTTATAGGCCGCGCCCGGATAGTGTTGTTGTTGGCGCCAGAACCTGCGCAATTTCCTGCTCGGAAATTGCCAAAACACCTGGTGCCGCGTTGGGTGGCGACACAATCCCATTGTTACTCATTCTCGAGCGACATGCGGATTTGTAGGTCCCGATGGTCTGATCGGGGTGCAGCACGTTGCGCGCGGCAAGATCATCGAATTGCTTGCCAATGCGGGTGAATGCCCGGTCGAAGACTCAGGCGTAGCCCGTGCGCGTCCTCGCCTGCCGTCGCAGTGCCGCCTGGTGAATTGATCCTTGCCGCGCTCCCACCATGCGGGTGCCAGCGCCGGTGACATCGCCGAGGCTTTGCTCCAGATATTCCAGCAGGCCGGCTGCCAGTGCGCTGGCCGGCGGTGAGGTCGCGTACCCCCCGGCCTCAAGGTTGGCCACCTCAGCGGCCCGTGCCGCCCCGCCCCGCGGGTGACTCCACCAGCCCTTTGGCCCCAGCCGCAACGACACACAGGCACCACTGCAACCGGCGATACGAGCATAGGGTTCCGCCGCCGTGCCCTCGGTGAGCTGGCCGGCGGCCTCCGCTGGTAACCCCTGGGATGACAGCCCGGTAATGGCGCGGCGTGCGATCCGCCAGGGCCGGCCATCGCCGGCGGTATAAATTCGCCCACCGTTGGGCAACTTCGCCGGCCTTGGTCTTTGGCTCGTACCAGCGGCCGGTGACGCTCTACCACGCCCTTGCGGTCGGTTTCGCCGGTGGGGCCCAGCGATATCGGCCCCGCCGAGCGCCGCTGCCCGCTTGGCCTACGAATTCCTCCGCAGTCATGTTCTTGCCGGTGAGCCAGTTGCCAAGCATTGACCCGCGGCCCAATCAGATTGGAGGCTTCGCGGGCAAGCCGCCAGCCCCATGACCCCCTTGGAATGCCGATCGCCGCCGATTTGGCCACATCGGCGGCAACGCTGGGCGGCTCGGCAGATGATCGAACTGGTCAAAGAAATTTCCGCCCGTCTTGGGGGCGGCGGATCAAACTGGTCAAAATAGTTGGCCATGGATTACTTCCAGTCAGAACCCGCGTCGCAGCACCCTCGCCGTACTGGCGTCGAATTCATCGCGCAGTTTGGGATTGGCCTTAAGCGCCCGGCTGGCCCGGGGTCTATGGTGCTGATGTCAGGTCCGGCGTTTCTGGCTTTTCCGGCCGCTTAGGCGCCGGACTAGATAGGAATGACCGCGATGGATCAATGCGGTTTTGCTTGGCGATATGTCGGAATTGCCGGCGCGAGCGTTGATTCTGATCGTATTTCTCGTAGATCGAGGCCGGCCTGATCCTTGAACTGTTGCGCCTGGGTCGGATTGAGCCGCTCCCCGATATCGCGCGCGGTTTGTACATATTGCGCACCATGTCGGGGATTGCCGGCGGCGTCTGGGCGGTGGCAAACTCCACCCTCGCGCACCACCGCCTGCCAAGGATCGAGCATTCCGCATGGTAGCCGAAGATTCACGGCAATATCGCGGCCGCCGTATCCTTGGCGGCGAAGCAGAGACGCTGATAGGATTGTCTCACCTCCTGTGTGGCTTGTGGTGCGGCGTTTGCTATTCCTTGGCGCAGCTTTTCCTCAGAGCTCGAACGACCTTCAGGCCGACCCGTGGCGGCAGCTCGCTACATGAGGGACGTCCGGTGCCGACGTCGGCCTCCGGCGGGCGCGGCCGGTGGCGCTGAAGGCCGCCCTGCCCCGATACCGTAAACGCGCGCCATCTCGTGGCTTACCCGGCAATCTACAGTTGGTCGGTGGCTGGGCCTATGCTGACTCCAGCCATTCCGACCTATCACCCGGCTGTAGCGGTCTCTCATTTTCCTGGCGTGCGCTTGTTAAGCCCACATTCGGAAATTTTATTATTCCGGGTCCGAGGGGATCAGGAATTATGACACATATGTATCCCTAGGCCCGGTCTGTCTTTGGCCTGAATGATACTGTTTAGGCCGCTTCGAGGTATTACCGGCGTGCCGGGTGCGAACCCCAAGTCCGCTGCTACCCATTCGAGACACGGGCTTTGACATGTCCAGCCGCAAATGTTCGCACGAAAATCTGGCCTGATGCGGCGCCGCGCCTGGCGAGCGCTGGAGAGCCTCCTGCCGCGCTTGGTGCGCCAGTTGCGCTTGCCGGAAGGCGTTGGCGGTGTTCGGTCTGTGCGCCCGCCATCAGGCCTGCAGCCCCTGCGTGAAGCCGGTCGTCCTGCCGCCCGGCGGGGTCGGGTGTGAGCGAGGCCCATCCCGCCCAAGCCGAATCAGCGAATTTTCGAAGCGCTGCGCGATGGCGTCATTCCAGCCGGCATGCTTGCCCAGCGGATCGGTCGGCTGAAACATGTCCATAAGGCTGTTGGGCATCTTCGTTACCCCTCACATGCAATTCCGAGCAGGGCCGCCGCCGAGGGCGGCCGGTCCGCCGGTGCCCACCGGCCGCACCATCGAGCCGAATGCCAGCGCCGTGCGCGGGCACCGGCCAAACAGCCGCTGCCGGTCGGAGGGGCTGGGCGTCTGCGCCAGGTAGGGTGGCAGTGCCTAGTCGTTTGGTGGCGGCCGAGGCCGCCGGCGCCAGTGGCGGATGGCAATATAGCGCTGCAGGTTTTCCCACGGCTGCGCCGCTGCACGTTCCTAGCGCTTGACCGCTTCGTTGTATCGCTGCCTGGATCGCGGTCGGTGTAAACATCGGCCCGAACCGCGGCCAGCCGCTCAGCCGGCGCATAATGCGCCACGCTCCAGGGTCGGCATCAGCTGCGACCACAGCACGGCGCGCTTGCAGGCCGCCCGGCATGATGTCCTGCTGCCATCTGCTGCCGGGCGGGCATAGTCCTGCGCCAGGATCGGGTCAGCGGCGGCCCGACCCGCACATGGCGCGGGCCGCAATGTCGGTATGAGCGCCCGAACCGTAGCGGCCGGCGCCGCTCGACCCCAGCAATGACCTGTGTCGGCAATGCGCCGGTTGCTGGTGTCCAGTATCGACTGCAGGATATGGGATTTAGCTGGCCCTGCTGCTGCTGTAACAATTGCAACAACAAGCCTGGGCTCAGACCACCCTCGTCCTGGATCCATCTCAAGGCCGAGGCGCGCGCTGCGTTGACCCCCGGCGAGCCGCCCATCATGCGCTCGGCCCTGCTGTGGCATGCTCAGCACCAAGCCGCGCGACAGCAACGGGTCCATGCCGGCAAACAGTCGGTATCGGGAAATGGCCTGATAGCCGATGTTATGCGCTGGAAAGTAGTCTTGGTGGCGCGCTCATCGCCTGCTGCAGATACGGCTGCTGCGCTCGACCACGGGTTCTTTGTTTTGCGTGGTCCTGGGTGACGACCGGTTGGGGTGTGCTGCCCACCACGCTACTTGCCCATGCGGGCCTCCTATCGTTTTTTATCCATTTGATAGTGCGTGACGCGGTAGCCGTTACTTGACAAGAATACGCGACCATACCCGGCCGGCAGATCGGCCGCAGTTCCGACAGCCCGCCTCATGCACGGAAATAAATAGCGCTCCAGACCCGGCAGCAGGGGGTCCATGTGCTTCCATGTGAAACCCTGTCATCCACACCCACTCCCCGCGATGTGTGATCATCGCCGCGGCCGATGGTAGCTGAAAGCCGAGCAGCCTAAAACCAGCCTGTATCCGCCATGTGCTGATGCTCGTCCCAGATCAGGATCGGCATGCAAGCAACCTCGTGGCGTGCGATCTTGGCGATAAGATCGGCAATCGGTTCTTTCGAGCCGGGGGGCCCTTTTTTTGGGGGGGGGGGGGGCGGATGTACTTGAGAACCGGATGACCTAGTGCGGAAGCAGGCGACCGGATTGTTTCGTTGTCAGCCGGATCGGCAGCAAATTGCATCCAGTAGTGTACGTGGACGATGATGATGGCCGTCAAGCGGGCCGGTGCCGCCGTGGTGCGCCATCAACCCGGAATTTGGCCGTTGTTTTGCCGCCCGGCGTCGACCGCGTGCTATAGGTGGCCGCCGGTGCCACGCTGATGCCGGCGCACAATAGCCGCCGGCGCCCTGCCGCCGAAGCCGCTATTTTAATTTTTTCCTGACTGCTGGGGGGTTTTCGAGCGCAGCGCGCGCCACCAACCTGCCACCGCTGCCGGTGTTGACTTCCGCTGGCAAGGCCTCGGCGCCGCGCTGGGTGCCACCACCACCGCCGAAGTAACTGCTGCCGCCGCCAATACCGCCAGCCGACGGCATTGAGCAGGGCCGGCGGCGCCGCAGGGTGATCCCGCCGCCGCCGCGGGTGCGGGTGAGGTTCAAATAACCGCCGCTGGCGCTGCCACCACTGCGGCGCCAGGTTGGCCGCCATAGGCAAAAAATAAGGCTGCCCCAGGCGTCTCAGTTCCGCCATTGGTGCCGTACGCCACCACGGCCACCGGCCGGCACCGCCACCGCCGCCGCCGACCATGTCTCCACCCTCGATCCACTTGACCCCGGCCGGGGAGGTGATAGGTGGCCGCTGCCGCCGGTGAAATACTTGCGTGGTGTTGAACCGCCCGCCGTGCCGCCGAGGTGATGCAGCAACCCAGAACGCGCCGTCGTGGACCAGCTCCGGCGAAAGAAATTGAGGACCATTGTCGCCGCCAAACCAGATTTTGTCCGCTCTGGGTCTTGATCAGCGACGGTCGCCGATGCCGTCCATGTTGAGCGAGGTGCCCGGGCCCGTTGGTCGCCCCGACCTTGAGCAGGCACCCGCATATTGGTCGGCACCGCCCGTGAAGCGACACCCGACACCGAAATGTCATTGCCGTCGCGGTGCCAGTACGCAATGAAAGCCGTGGTGATCGAGCCGGTGATCAGATTGGCGGAATTTGGCAATGGCCGCCATTTCGGTTCGGCTGCGCGCTGAGTTGTTCACGGTCGCGCGCGCCTGGCCATCTTGCCAGTTGATCAACGTGTCGGAGGTCGCGTTGTTGGCGGCCGTGTGGCGACCATGCGTAGACATTTTCACCGGGCATCGGGATATTACCCTCCGAAATGCGCTGTCACGATGATGATGCCAGCGGCACCGTTACCGCCACCGTAGATACTTCTGTCGAAGCGCCACCCGCACCGCCAGCGCCCACGGCATAAGCATAAGTCGCACTGGGCGGCGCAAAGAGTTTTTGCAATAGCCACCTGCACCACCCGCCAAAGAGGAGTTACAGGTGTGGCGCTTGCCGTCCCGCCACTGCCACCACCGGAACCAGAATTAGCAGCAGCGTGCCCCACCAAAGCCCGCATAATATCCCGCACCAGCACCGCCAAAGTAAGAATTGCCACCATTGCTGCCGCTACCATAATTGAGATTGTCGGAGATGTTGCCGCCACGACCGCCTGTCCGCCGGCGATATTGATGTCGCCACCCGACGCACCACCACCGCCGCCGGCATTACCTCCGCCATTCCCCGTCAATGAGCCGAACGTTGTGTTTCCGCCGGCGATGTTGTTCGAGCCGCCACCATCCCCACCTGCACCGCCACCCACTAGTTCGACTTCGATCCAAGTGGCCCGGACGGCGTGGTGTAGGTGCCGGAACCAGACGTGAAGACGGTGCGCTGTGGCGGCGCTATTGCAGCCCCGGCCGCATTGGCCTTGATCTGTCCTGCGGTGGCGCGATCCCACGTGACGGTCGCGGTGTCGGTCAGCACCCGTTCCGCAGTCAGCGTCGCATTGGCCGTCGAGGTGATGTACTCCGCTCCGACCGGAGCGCCGCCGCCTGCTGCCAACACGCCGCCGATCGCAACGATACTGGTTGCTACGCCAGCGCCGCTATCGCCCTTGCCGTAATAAAGCGTGTCGTCCTGTTCGTTATAGGCGAGTTCGCCGTTGGCCAGCGAAGTTGGCGCACCGGCTGCACCGCCTGCCGCCCGGCGCTTGATACGAATAGCCGGCGGTCGTGATGGCCGGGGGAGTAACCCGGCCTCCCAGGATATGAAGCCGGACGGCACTGCGCCGGAAAAAGCGCTGGCGCCAAAATTGGCGGTAGCTACCTGACCTGTAGAAGATGCAGCAAAAAATGGAAACAACACGCTGCCAGCGAGGGCGCCTAAACTGATCCCACCGACCCCGGTTGCCGGGTTGGCAGTACCGCTGCCATTCCAATTACCAGACGGTGCAGCTCTAAACCAAATCAAACCTGCAACAAGATCAGATGCAATGCCGATTATATCGCCACTGGTCCTTGGACCGAGACTGCTCCCTGAATACGTGCCGTTGATATAGATGCTGCCGTTGACGCCACCTTGGCTTCTGGTTACTGCCGCCTGTCCCGCTAATCCGCCCCCTAGTAAAGTCGCCGATGATGTAGCCAATCCAGTTTCGGCACCGGTGCCAGACCAAGTGGACATCGTAGCTTCAAAATAATATTTGCCCGTGCTTTTACTGACAGTGGCACGAGTACCGCCACCACCTGCAGCATTGGAAGTTGCGGTCAGATTGCCGTTACTAAATGTTATGGTTGCCGCATCTGCCGAATTCCAAGTGATGGCCATCAGAACGTCCCGCCGTTTATGATGCAGCCGTTGATCGTTCCTCCCGTGATTGCGACCGCACTTGCATTCTGGATCGCCATGGTGCCGAGTGCCGTCCATGCAGCATTGCGGCGGGAATAATAGCTGCCGTCGCTCGGCGCATCGCTGATGCCGCTGGTTACCGTGGATGACAGTGTGCCGCCGGTGAAGGTCAGACCAGTGCCGACCGTGACCGCAGCCCACGTATTCGCCGCCGAACGGTAGTAAATGACGTTAGTGCCGGTCAGCGCCGCGATGGCGGTGAGATCGGCATCGAGCGGCTGATAGGCAGCAGCAATCTGCGCGGTGGTGGAGTAGGCCGAGAGGTCGATCGATAGCGTGGTGCCGGTGACTTGCAGCGGCGGGGTAACCGCGGTGATGAAGCCCGAGCCGCCTCCTCCCGTGCCGGTGATGCCGAGTGCATTGCGCGCCGTGAGCGGATCGCGGGCGGCATCAAAGGCGCGGCGGAACGGCGCGTCCTCGGCCATCTATGCCACCGTGCCGTCCTGCTGCGCTTCGACCAGCACGCCCTGGCTGTCGGTCCACACCGCCGCCGGCTGCGTCGATACCCGGAAGCGATGCAAGCGCGATGACGAATACAGCGCGCATGAGCCGGTGATCTCCAAGTCGACCGCCTGGCTCCACACCACCGGGTCTTGCAGCCGTTCGCGCGTGCCGGCGGCGACCGTGGTGTTTGGCGGCGCCGTCGATCAGCGGATAAACGTCGCTCACGAATGCGCGTTGTCCGGGCAACCAGATGCCCTTCCACCGTTTCCATGATTGCCGGCATGTTGGGGCCGTTGAGCGAGGCGACATTACCGGCTGGATCGATCGCGCCGAGCAGCGGCCGCCCGCCTTGATAGGCAAAGCTGTCGAGGCTCTTGGCGGTGCTGTCGAGCAAGACGTCACCCGGCTCGGTGCCGTCAGTATCGAGATCGAGCCCCGGCGACGATAGCCCCGACGCCCAGATTTGCGCCGACACCCCGCCCTGCCCGCCCAGCGCCTCGCCGTAGGCGTGCGACCAGTAGCCGTGCGTGGTGTCGTAGATCACCAGATGATCGTAATTCTGACTGCCGGACGAGGTGTGGAACGCCCACGCCAGCAGCGGTGGCGCACCGACATCATCACTTGCACCACGCTCCAGCGGTCGATGTCGGAGTGGTTGCGAAACCAGATGTTGACCTTGTCCTCGCCGATCGGCTGCAGTTCCGATCCGCTCATGGCAAAGAAGCCGTCTTCCGCCAGAAAGTATAAAATGTTGCCGATGGTCAGAAACGCATAGCGCGAGATGCCGCCGCGGTTCGACAGCACCCGCGAGAACGAGAAGATCAGCGTCACATCGCCGGGCAGGAACTGCATCAATCGGATGCTGCGGTCTTGGACTACATAACCTATCTCCGAGCCGGCCACGCCCTGCACGGGCCACCGTCCGGGAATTCCTGAATGTCCGACAGGTTCGTTCCGGTCACCCACCCCGTGATGTCGTTTATGGCCGACCACTGGATCATGCGATCGTTGGTCAGCAGACCGGACAGCACCAGAAAGTCACCGATCTGGCGCACATGCGCAGCTTTCGGCGGCGAGCCCGGCAAGTCCTCGAATGCCGTTCCGCTGTCCAAGTTGAACCGCTGCGGATTGTCGCTCTGCTGGACCGCGATCAGCCAGGGACCGCTCTGCTCGAACACCCACAGATGCTCGTCAGCGACATTGTAAGCACCACCAACCGTGCGGCTGACATCGGTCCAGCCGGCCATGCCCCACTTGTAGAGGTGGGTGCGGGTGCCGGCGAAGATCTGCCACGTGCCCGCGCTGTCGCGGGCCGAGGTCAGGCCGACCGCCTCGGCCGGCAACACGCCACCGGGCAGCGCGATCAGCCCCGGAAACGGCTTGTAGCTGTTGAAGCTGGCGAAGGTGTTGAGCGCTTCGGAGGCAAACTTGTTATCGAGCAATGCCACGTCGGGTCGCCATTCGCCAAACGGGATCGGCGCCTTTGGCGTCGGCATCAGGGCGTCCCCTGCATTTTCTTGATCTGCACTTGCATCGCAATGTAGCGCCGCAGCGCCGGTAGACTATCGGGCCGCACCACCAGCCGATCGGCTGACTTGCGGCTGATCTCGAACGAGCCGCTGTCATTGCCGAGCACATGCTGCAGCATGCGCGGGGTGTGGAAGATGGTGACGACGCTGGCGCCGTCGTCCTCCAGCAGCCGCTGCTGTTTTTCCGACAGCTCGATCGCGCCGATGTTGTTGCCGTCACCGTCGAAGATATCGAACATTTAGAAATACTCCGCGGTCCGCACCGCCGGGCTGGTGGCGCCGGTGGTGAGCGCATAACGCTGCTTGATTTCCTCGATCACCTCGTCGCGCCGCGCCTTGTAGAGTTGCGCCATTTCCACATTGCGGCCTTGGCCGGCGGCCTCGACCATCACTCCGAACAGATAGGCGTTGGGATATTCGGTCAGCAGCCAATTGCTGTTGAGGTCGCTGCCGACCAAAGTGGGGATTTTCTGGTAGTAATGGAATTCGTAGGCGCCGGTGCGATCGTCCACCGGCCGCACCTTGAACGTATTGCCCTCGATGGTGAACAACCGATCGAAGCCGCGCCCCACCGGCGGCAGATAAGCCGGGTGTACATAGTCGAGTTCGTCATAGGGCGGAATGGCGGCCGGCGCAGTTGGATTGTCCACGGTCGGTCGCACCGTGCGCCACGCCAGGTAATCGCTGGGCAAGGCCACGTCGCCATTGCTGGTGGTAAGCAGCACCGATGTTTCCATCGGCAGCACCCGCAGCCGCGAATTGGCGTCAGCTTCGAACATGGTCGCATAGTCATCATAGTCGGCGACAAACCGCTGATTGAACAGATACCGCGACAGCTTGGCTTTGAGTTCGCCGTAGTTACTGATCGCCATCGGTGTTTTCCCTTATGCGCGGCGGGCGGCCGCGCCGTTTCTTGGGCTCTCGCTCAGGATCATCCTCCGGCGGATAGTCCGGTGGATTGTCGGGATAGCGCAACGGATCATCGTCCGGCATGTCGTTGGTCCACATTTCCGGCTTGGCCGGAAGCTGGGGAAATTGGGGGGTGCATTTTCCCCATAGGGAGATGGGGGGGTGGATTTTCCCCAGTCTCCTCCACCAGAAAAAACCGGTTTCCCTTGGCCTTGGCGATCATCCACTCGTCGGTCACCTCGACCTTGTCGCCGGCGGTGAACAGCACGCCGTTCCACGTGACGGCTTCGAGAGGGCTTTCGCCCTCCCGATAGTCCTCGCTGCTGCCGAGCCAGGTGATCCTGGCCATTTACGAAACCGGCTTGACGAATTGCACCGACACGTAGGCATCGCCGGCGGTTGGCGTGCCGGTGATGTTGGCCCACACGTCGGTGTCGGCCGCCACCGGGTTGGTCAGCGCCGCCGCCACCGGCGTGGTCACCGTTCCAGCCGTCAGCGCAATGCCGGCGGCAATGTCGGTGCCGGCTGCGGTGGTGCCGATGTTGAAGGTCGGCGTGGTGCCGACCAGCGCCGTCTCCACGTTGGTGTTGACGCCGAGGATCAGCGCGCCGGCGGGGATGGTGCCGATCTTGACGCTGAGCGTGGCCGGCCCGCCGGCCCCGGCGGTGATGCGGCCGTTGACCGAGATCACCGCGTTGTTGAACGGATCGCGGGCCGGCGTGTTGGTCATCAGGTTAGCAACCATGGTTCTATTCCCTCTTCATTGATCTGTTAACGCGACTAATAGCTTTCGCTAATCAGTCGCGACCATTAGCGAATGCTTAATGGTCAGTCGGACGCCGAGTTGAAGAACCCGGTTGCGACACCCCATTGCACCAGCTTGGTGCCTGACTTGGGATGTTTCTTGAAAATTTTCCCTACTCCGAAAGCTGCTTCAATTCCAGTTCCGGTCACGAAGCCGTAGTCGTCTTCTTTTCTAAAAGTGGGCTTCGCCATTTGACCGTAGGCCAGCGCGACCGCTTGCTGGCCGCACAGGAACACCGGCTCCACGCGGGTGCCGCCGTTGCCGGCAGTCTTGAGCGAGGTCCAGACGTTGGATACGAACAGCGAGATTTCCGGATGAGCCGGACGATCACGCCGTCGTACATCTGGTCGCCGTCTTGGAACAGCGGGTTATCCGGTGCGCCGTTGACCTCGCGGCCCTCGCGCGATCTCGCATCCTTGTTCACGACCTGCAGATCGACCTTGAGATCGCGGAAGGTGTTCAACCCGGCGAAACAGACGAAATACTCGTAACCGTCGCGCGTTTTAAACGGCCTGATGCGCGGATTAGCCCCCATCGCCACCCGTTTGAGCAGCGACAGATTGGCCGCCGTGAACTTGTCGGCGGTGGCGTCCACGTTGGCCAGCGAGGTGGCGTGGTCGGTGGCCGAGTTTGACGTGGCCGCGCCGTAGAGGATGCGGTCCACATTATCGAGCCGCCAGGTGTTTGCGTTGTGCTGCCGTGCTCAAGTCGTACTGGATGCCGTTACACGAACTCGTGCCGGCCGCCGGCTGGCTTTCTGTCGGCAGCGCCATCAATGCCGCGATGATCTCATCGCGGGTAACCTCGTTGAGCCAATCCGAAAGCAATGGTTTCGCTTCGCCGAAGATATCGGCGCTATCCTTTTGCATTTCGGCCTTGGTGGTGACGACGGCATTTCTCACCCATTCGATCCACACCCGATAGCCGTAATCGTCGATCTTGTCCTCGTTGCCGACCAGCGGGCCGGTGGAAACGCCGACCCCCTGCAGCCGCGAGACAATCGGGATATTCATCACCTCGCCGCCAGCCTTAAGCTCCATGCGGCGGCGGATGATGGAGTTGAGATCATCGCCCATGTATGGGCTAAACATGTTCTCACGCACCCATTCGCGATTGATCTGCTGGGTGAACTTGATCAGCTTGTTGTTGTTGTGAACGTCGGAGACGGCCATGGCCGTGTGCCCTTTCTGCTATGACCGCAGCCAACAAAAAACCCGCCTTGCGGCGGGTGTTTCAATCGGACGGACGGTCGGTTTACTTGGTGGCGAAATCGTAAAGCGACGCGCTGCTCAGATCGCCGCCGTTGTCCATGCGGCCGGATGACGACCGCACCGACGATAGTGACGGCGGCAATTGCACGACATTCTGCGGACGACCCTGCTGAGCCAGACGCTTGGCGCGCAATTCAGCGACGTAGTCCTGAACCTTTTCGTTCTCGGCCCACGTCTTCTGCTGCTGCTGCAACCATGCTTGTGGATCGGCACCGATCGCTGCATGCATTCGGGTGGTCCGATGCCACTGTACCAACTGACCGTAAGGATGCCCGTGCTGCATGATCTGATTGAACACGAAGTTGCCTTGCGGGGTGTGCCGGATTGCGCGATCTGCTGTAAGCGCGGCGTTCACCTCTTGAGCGCCGTACTGCATGTTCGCCTGCTCGCGGCTCAGATCATCCCTGACCTTCATGATGTACATCTGCCCCTCTTGTCGCAGGGGCTCCATGACACGCTGCTGAAGATAGGTGTCAGGATCATCAAAAATGGTCTGTGGTCCTTGCGGTTGCTGCGGTTGCTGCGGTTGCTGGGGGTTGAAACGCTGTTGCAGCTCCATCACCGCCCGCGTCAATTCTGCCGCGTGCGCTTCCAGCCTCTGCCTTGCGTCGCGTTCCTTCAGCAATTCCGCCAGCGGTACGTTGTGCCCCTGTTGCGGCGCCTGCTGCTCAGCCTTTGGCTTGGGCGCGAATTGCCCTTGCGGGGTTCGCGGCTGCTGCTGCGGCTGTTGCAGGTCCGGCCGTGTCGATGCCGGCGCGTCGGCTGACGACGGGCCCGGCGACGGCATTGCATCAGGACGTTCATCTCCGCCAGATGGTGCTGCCGGTGCCGGATCAGGGGTGGTTACTGCATGGTCGAATAGCTGTTGATCAGTGATGGTGTTGGTGTCGGTACTGTTACCACTGATCGTGCCGCCTGCTGGTTCTGTGCTCATAGGTTCTCCTTCGGCCGTATCGTGGCCGCACTACGAAACGCCCAATGTCGCCTGGACGATGCGAAACGGGTATGAAGTGCGCTACCCGAACGCCCGGCTGTATCGTTGCCGGTGACGATTACGGAGCGATGTTGTGGCCGCTGGCGACCTGCAGTTCCGCTTCACGCTGCTGCAGTTCCGCTTGCTTGCCGGCCTTGAATAGCTCGAGCTGCATGGCGTTGTGCGCCTTGTCGCGCTCGATCGCGATCTCGTTGGCGGCCGCCTCGCGCTTGATCTGGATTTCCGCTGCCGCAGCCGCCTGCTTGATCTCCAACTGCGACTGCGCGTTCTGCTTATCGCTGGCAATGCGCGCCGCCGCCTCCTGCTGCTGCAGCAACAGCTTGGCCGCGGCTTCCTGCTGCTTCGGATCGGGCTGCTGCGCTTGCTGTTGGTCGGCGTCGCGGAATTTCTTCTTCACATCGGCCGGCAACGGCGAGGTCTCAATCAGCACGCCCATTACCGCCTTCGCCGCCGCCGGCGACAGCATCGGCGCCACTGCCGGCAGCGCCTGCGAAATCGCCTCATAGGTATCCTGCATCAGCGTGATGGTGTCGGGGCCCTCGTCGAGGATGATGTCAACGTCCAATTCGCCGATGGCGTTGCGCATCATCCCCGTCGGCTGGCCATCCGGGCCGTTGAGCATTGCGTTGATTTCCACGAATTGCGGCTCGCCCTCGGCGTCGGTCACCCGGATCCAGCGCTGATTGGTCCAGTATTTCTGCGCCGCGCAGAACAGCGCGCGGTACAGCCGCATCTTGAAGCCGCGCAATTGAACATGTATGGCCCGAGCCCGGCCAGGCCGGCCTGCTGCAACAGCGCAATGGCGCGGCCGCTCGATCCGCTGCTCGCCGCATCGCCGCCGATCATTGCCGAGTTGGGGCCAAATTTTTCGATTTCCATTGCCGCATCGCGCATAAACTCAAGCTGCCCCATCACCGCCGCTTGCTTGGCCTGATCATCGAAGCGCAGGTCGTCCAGGCTGGTGTTGAGCAGCACAATGCCGTCCGCGCGCGCGGCCTCGCGCCGCAGCGCCTCGATATTGGCGTCTGCCACCGCCGCCTTGGTGGCGACGATGCGGCGGTTGTTGAGTTCGTGCAGCCCCTTCGATCGGCGCTGGTTGACCTCGTCCTGCGGCGATATCAGATTGCGCGGAAAACCGTAGCGATCGCCATCATGATCGACGCAGGCCGAAAACATGATGTACTTGCTGATCGGCTGGTCGAGTTCGTCAACGAACGGCGACACACCCTGCATCAATATTTTCGAGCCGGTATAGAGCGCCCACTTCCAGCCGCCGCGCGATCGATACCAGCAGTCCACCAGCCGGACCTGTTTGAAATCGCCATTGGTCGCGAACCATCGGTTGTCGCGGTCGGAATTCGACATCAATTCGGTATTGCCGTCGCAGGCGGCCTTGATGTCCTCTTCCATTCCCGGCAGCATTTCGATCAGCTGTTCCTCGTCCACGAACTTGCCGACGCCGAGATAGCGCGCATCGGAAAAATCGTTCTTGAACGAACGCGGGTCATAAAAAAACCCGTCGTTATCGACGGGTCCAAACATGATGTCGTAGTCAGGTTGTTGCTGTGGTGTGCCGTGCTGCGATTGCACCGTTTGCGGCACTGCTTTGAGATCGATCTCAACCCCACCCAGGCCATCCACCGCCGCTGCTTCGGATACAAACGGCGAGATTGCGTTCCAGTTGTTATTGTCCATCAAATAGCGCAGCACCGCGGTCGCCAGATCAGCGCCGGCCTGATGTTGCGGTGAGCGCGGAAATGCCTTGGGATCCTGCTTGAGCCGCTCAACCGTCCCGACAATGCCGTCCACCTTCGGGCCGATCTTGTTGTAGGTGACGACCGGCTGTTTCCGCAGATTGAAGGTCTTGATCTGGTCCGATGTCCATTGCGCGCCGTGGCGATAGCGTCGTGCGGTCTGCTGCTCCTGTATTTCCAGGCTCTTGCTGTCGAGATACGTGGTGTAGGCCAGCACCAGCTTGGAGAGCGGCCAGAAACCCTGATCGTCCTCGCCCGTGCGCGGATCGTCGGTGACCGGCGAGCGGCCGACCGAGCCGCTGCGCGTGGCCGAACTGTAGCCGGTGAAATTGGTGACGTTGGAAACCGTCATTTCAATATGCCTTGTTGCCGATTTGCGTCGGCGGCAGCGGCGGCCGCCCCATCAGCCCGCCAGGCTGCAGGCCGGGCAGCGGCGGCGGCAACGGGGCCGGTCCTGGCGCCGTACCCGGAGGAACCGCCGATACAGCGCCAGGAGGGCCGCCGGCATCGGGGCCGGCAGGGGGTGGCGGCGCATCAGGGCCGCCCATCGACGGTCCTTGCATGCCGGCACCGAGATTGCCTTTCATGTAGGACATCATCAGCGGCATCACCTGGCCCTGCTCATCGGGCGACAGCGAGCCGACAAATGCCGCGAACTTTTCCACCACTGACATGATTTCAATCCTCGCCGTAGGTTTGCCGGCCGATCCGCAGTTTCGGCTTTTTCTTGTTGGGATTGGCCTTGGCCGGCAGCTTGCCGCCCTCATCGGCGGCGACGAATTCTTTGCCAACCTTTTTCGGAATGCCGAGCGTGGATTTGCCCGGCGGCCGCGGCGTACATCGCCGCCCGCTGCGCCTGGCTGACTGGCGGCATTGGCAGCCCCTGTTATGATGGGGACGGGCGCGGGGCCGGGCTGGCCGGCCCGTTGCCGGGAACACCCACACCGTCGCCCGGCGTGCTCCGCGCTCATTCCTAATCGTGACGCTAATCGTCACGGTGTAGCGATTAGAATTGCTTCCAGTCCTCGGCGCAGTGCTCTTGCGATACACCTCGTAGCCCGACACGTCGGCCGGCTTTTGCGGCTCTTTCACCGCTACCCACGGCCGCGACATGCAGGCATAGCGGGCCTCGTCGGCGGCGTGGTCCTCGCTATCGGTCATGACATCTTCGTGCCGGTCGGGATCGTGTTGCAAAAATGGAACGGTTCTAATGAAATCGGTGCAGGTCGAGAACACCATCAGCATGGCGTGACCGTCGTCGTTGCCGACCAGCCGCGCACGCATCTGATCCCAGCCGCCGAGGTGGCCCATCACCCGCACCCGGTTGTTGTCGGCCTTGCGAAACCAGATCTTGCCGCCGGTGTCGGTGCCCATGCGCTCGGCGATCGACGGCCCACCATCCTCGGCAAAAGCCGAAGGATCGAGCACGCCATAGGATATTTCCTCGTCCTTTTCCCTCGACATAATTCCTTTGCCAACCTCGCCGGCATGCAGCTTCAAGCCGACATTGGGCTCGCCTGGCCGGCAGCCGTACCACTCGCGATATCTCACCATGCAGCCGCGCGGGATGATGCGGCCATGCACCTGCCACTCGTCCGAGGCGATCGCCCACCAGCCGACCGAGAACGGTGAAGCGCTGCCCCAGTCCATCGAGCGGAACCGCATCCAGCCCTTCGGGATCTCGAACGGCGGGATCACATGCCGGGAGGTGTCCCAGCAGTCGAAGAACGCGCCCAGCGTGACCGACCAGTCACCATCGAGCCACGCCTGCACCAATTCCTTCGATCCTGACGACCGCAGCCGCTGCTTGTATGCCTCCACGTCGATGAACTGGTTGTTGCCAACCTTCGACGGGATGAAAACGCGCTGCAATCCTGTGACGGCGTCGGTAATCACCTTGTTGCCGAGCGGCGCCGGGTCAATGTAGCGCGTCTTTATCCACTGGTGGCCAGGACCGCCCGGGTTGCCAGTTAGCCGGATCCCAACCGGCACACCTGATCCACTCCGCAAGGTCGCAAACAGCTTGAAGATAGGGGCAGGCGACGGGAAGTTGCCCGCCTCCTCCACGTAAAGCCTGGAGTAACTGTGGCCCTGATAAAGCTCGGCGTCGGCGTCGCGCTCCAGATAGCTGAACTTGAGCCGGGCGCCGTGGGGATCGCGCCATGTCTTCTCCTGCTCGTTGTAGCTCCATTTCAACGGCCCGTAGATCATCCGCGAGCGCTCGACCGTGTCCATCAGTTCGGTGCGGGTGCGCCGCAGCATCAACCCGACGCATTGATGCCGTATGCGTCGGCGTGAACCATCCACTCGCCGAGCACGCCATCAGGTCTTGCCGCCGCCGCGGGCGCCGCCGAAGAACACCTCGAACACGGGACATTCGAGCAGGGCCCACTGCGCGAAGTTGCCGCCGGGCGACCAGATGGTTTTACTTGCTCAGTTTGCGCGTCCATTGCCGTTGCCCGGTGCCGGCAGTGCCGTCAATTCAAGTGTGTCAGGAACTCCGTACTTCCTGATCCACTCCTCCTTCGTGAGCACTTTCGGCAGCTCGGCAACGTAGCGCACGTTGACGTCTGCGCTAGATCAACGTGCGGGTGAGGTCGGGCACGCATTTCTTCAACAGCACGTCGATCGCGCGCACCTGCGCCGTGCTCAGGTCGGCCAGCTTCCTGCCGTTCTTGTCGGTTTCGCCAAAGATAAAAGCCTGCAGGGTTTGCACCAGCCGGTGAGCCTGAATTTCGGCCCGCACCCCATCGGGGTGAAACTGTCGCCCGCGCTTGCGCATGCGCAACAGGCTGCGTTTCTGGCTGGGCATCAGGCACTCCTACCAGCCGGTTGCCCACGGCTCCAGCTGTCCGGGTAAACCCATCCTGCTCAGAGCATTACCGTAGGAGAAGGTTGCCGGCATTTCCGGCCAGTATCGAGTGGAGAACCCCATCCGCGGCCGACTGGTGCCGCTCTCGACACTGGGATCGGTGCCCTCAAGGAAATTCTGCATCATTCTGCCCTGGTTGATGTGATGCCCGAGGAACATGAAATCACCCGGACCGCCCCCGATTAGCCGGGAGTTGAGGGTGTTGGGCCGCTCGTCGAGCCCGGCAGTTGCGCCGCCGGGAAATGCCTGATTGTATCCCTCCAGCAAGGATTTCTGGGTCCAGAACTTGATCGTTGGGATTGCTGCCGCCCTTGGCAAACTGGCTGGGGAAATAGCCTCTCGGGCTGGCGGCCAACGGCTCGGTGATGGCCGGCGGCGGTCCCCAGTTCGCCGGGTTCAGCCACGGCGCTAGTTTACCGGCACCACTGCCCAAGATCATGTCACCGTTGTCGATAGGCGCAAATGCATTGCTGTAATCGGGCGCACCGCCACTGCCGCCGCCGCCGCCGCCACCGAAGTCACCGCCGGTCTGCGCGGCCCAGTAAGCCAAGTTGGCTGGCAATTGCTCCCTGACCCACGACGGTGCCCAGTCTTGAATGCTGCCCTCACCGCTCGTGGCCATCTGCAGCAACGATGGTGCCGTGGGATCGGATGTGATGGCGCCGCCGCCAGACATATTTGGCATTGAACTCTCCCACTTCCTTAGTAGCGCTGGCGGCCGATATTCACGGTGGGCCGCGGCCTACGGATGGCGTCATAGCCGAGTTGCTGTGACAACTCATTCGGGGTTCGGTCGATCGCGGGGAATATCCGATGGGCCGTAGTCCGATGGTGTCTGACGATCCTCGACACGGCGACTGTCCCAGCGCGATCAGCGCCGGATCGCTGAGCATTCGCTGCCAGTTGGCCGCATTGAGCCGCAAGCGCCCGCTGTCGATCAGGTCCATCAGGGTGGGTTCGGCATTCTGTGCCGCGCGCTGTCCGCTGTTTGATTGCGCCTTCCAGACCCGATAGCGGCCGGGATAATCCGGCGCCGGCACCTTAGGCCAGCGGCCGATGTTGGGATCGCCCTTACCCGGCTGCGGCATATGGGGAAAGATCGTGCCACGGCTGATCCGGAACGAAGTATTCCGGGCCCTCCTCGCCAACGAGATATGGCCGATCTTCTCTAACTGGCTCCGCCCTCGGCGCGGGCCTCGACCGGCACGCCTGGCGGCTGCGCTGCAATCGCCGGCAATGATACATCCGGCGAGGCGCGCAACGTCGGAGCCGATGCCGCGGCCCGGAACGGCATCAACCTTGTTGCCGCTGACAAATTTGCCTGCGCTCGTATCGTTCCACCCTTGCTGAAATCACCAACGGCGATGTCGAATTGATTTAGATCGGGGTTCTTGCCTCCTCTGAATTCGCTGCCGGTATCATCAACGCGGCCCCAAACATTATTTAGAGTATGGGTTTTGGCCATCGATCGGCTCGTATAGGTAATGTTTCCGATAAATACCGTTTGGACCAAATTGACTGGGATGACCAGCAAGCGAAACAACATCCGATCGGCCGCCTCGAACATCATCGAGGCCAAACAGCGGATTTCCTTTTGACCCGACGTTGGGCCCCTCTGTGCCCTTTGCTCCGCTCGCACCGGGGGCGTAGAACGTAAATATCTTATCACCGACAACACTGCGGCCAGGTTGCCCACCCATGCTGCCGCCTTGTCTGGCAAGCTGGATAGCGGCGACCTCATCGCGCGATGGCCCCCGCGCGCCGCGCGCCTCGGCCGTGCTGATCGGATTGAGCTGCGAGAGCGCACCCGAGAGCATATCGAACAGCGATCCGGGCGCCTCCGCGAATTGTTGGCCAAATGGAAGCGCGCCTTGGCGGCCGGGCGCGACCGGCGCCGGCGGGCCCTGCGTCTCTGGCATTTTGCCCGCATGGTAGCCCTGCATCGCCGTGCCAACCATCTCGTTGATGGCGCGGGTGACACTGCCGAATATGTTGGCTGCACTATTGGGGCCATAGCCCGCCTTGATCGATCCCTGCGTCGCTGTTTCAGTGATCGTCTTCTGCGCAGCGCTGGCGGGGTACCCTGCCTTGGCCAGTTCTTGCGCCAGCGCACTCAATGCTTTTTGCCCCTCCTCTCTGCTGGTGGGTGTATTTCCACTTCTCTGCAACATGTCCGCCAGGAACTTGGCGAACTGCATTCCCGCACGTTCTGTGCGCGCCGCCGGTATAGGCGGGGTGGTTCGCGTCTCGATCGGCTGCGGCGGAATATCGATCGGGAATATCGCCGCGGCGGCCGCGTGCAATGGACGATCAGGCGGTTTGCGGCCGATGCCGTCCAGTACGCGGCGGGCGTGTCGGTCGGCGGCAGGGGCTGGGCTTCCTGCACCTGCGGTGCATCGCTCGGCCGGCCCTGCGGCAGCGGCACCGCCGCTTGCTGAGTTGGCCTGCCACCTAACAGGCCAAGATCGATCGCAATTTGTCGGTTTTGCGCATCGAGGGCCCTTTGTGCCTGTCGCTCTTGCTCACTCGGCCGGTTAACGCCAGCGCTCCGCGGCAGTTGGATGTGAGGGACGTCAAAGGGCCGGCCGTTTCTATATCCGAGCGTTTCGAGGCCAAACTCCCTAGCATGGGCGCGAAGATGATCCAGCGCCCGACCAGGCTGGAAATCTATCGCCCGGCCGGGTGCATGATTTGACCTGCCAGGCGGAGCGGCTGGCCCATCGCGACCGCCATGATAGCGCGCCCAAACGCTTTGTTGCGATGTGCGCTCGTCCATCAAATGCTCATGTGCGCCTTGGCGATCTGCCGAACGCCATCCGCTAGTCGCGGTCAGTTCGTCACGGACAAATTGCGGCGTGCGCGGATCAGCGAGATACCGGTTGAGGTTCTCGATCAATCGCGCATCCAGATCACGCACGTTTACGTCGCCAGTGCGGAACGCCGGTTCGATACCGGCTTGCCGAGCGGTGCGGAAATCAACGCCAGGTCGGCCTTGCGGATAATTAAGCGGGTTGTTCTGGTAATACGGATTGCCCGGACGGTCGGCATTGCTGTTGTGATATTGGCCGCGCGATCCAATGATTTGATTGGGGACGTCGCCTGGCGGGCGGGGCGCGTTGGGGTCTTGCTGCGGCTGGCTTGTATCCCCCTCGGGTTCCGGCGCGTTATGATCGGATGCGGCGCGATCACCGACGACATCGGGGCCGCCTAATGGCCCAGTATATTCTGCTGGCGGCGCCTCGGCCGGCCGCGCCTTGCGGCGTTGGCACGCCGGTGCGCCATCTCAAGCAGGCCGGGAGCAGGGTCTTGTGTCGATCGAGTATATTCGAAGCTTCGTCTCCCGGCCGCCGGGAATGGAGGTCTCGCTGCGGGCGGCATCATAGACCGCACTCGGCTATCTCGGCGGCCTGCTGGGGAGTTGCGCCGGCGTCCTGGGCGGCGCGGGCGGCAGCATTGGCTTGATCGGCGGCATCGAAGCCGCGAGCAGCGGCAGCCTGCGCCGGCGTCGGCAGCGGCGGCGGCCGCCTGTGGGGGAGCGCCGGCCTGTTGCGCCGCATCCGCGGCAACAGTAGCCGGATCGGCCTGCGGCTGTGTGCCGGGGAAGGGCGGCAAGCCAGGAATTTGGTTGGCTGGAACAATCTCAACATTAATAGGCTGCGTTGTTTCGGGTTCTGCGACATCGATCGGCGGCAAGTCAATCGGTGGCGTCGTGGGTTGCGTCGCATATTCAAAATCGGTTTCTCTGCCGCCAGGAATGAAGGCTTCGGCCGACCGATCAGTAGAGCCTTCGAACTGAGGTCCGGGGATCGCCCGGAATGGTGCCGGGAATGGTCGATGTGATCAGGCTGTCCGGCTGAACATCAACACCATATTGCTCGGCCCCAGGCTCGATGCCGGTTTCTGCCGGCGCGGCACCCTCGAACACTGAACCCCAATCGGGGCCTGGTCGGCGCACCCTCGAACACCGAGCCCCAGTCAGTGGGGTCGGCCATTGGCCGGCCCGGCCCTGCTCGCCGATCGCTTGCTGGTCTAACGCGAATTGGCTTATCGGCCCCCCCGCCAGTTCGGCCTCATTCGGAGGCGCCACGTCGACTCCCATTTGGCCAGTGTGCGGGGGATACTGGACAGAAAGTCATAGACAGCCCGAGGCACAGTCTGGTTATTGCGGCGACAGCCAAGTGTTGAGGCTGGTTACATCGCGGTGCATTTCGCCCAAATGCTGGATTGGAAGTGAAAACATTCCCCCAGAAACCGATGGAACACTGAAAAAATCCCGAGACCCAAGTTCAGTCGGTGGGGCCGCAGCACCCTCGAACACCGAACCCCATTCAGGACCACCCTGATCGGCGGGCTGATTGCCGTACAGATCAGCGGCCACGATATTCGCCGCGTGACTATAATCGGTGGTGTCGGCTGCTTGCTGTCCGGCAGCTTCGATGGCCTGAGAACTCTCAGGCCCGTAGACCGCAGCGGCAACCTGGCTGAGGGTGTGCGGTCCGAACGCCGAAGGCGCCGCCGTTTCACCCCGACTGGCTGGCGTGCTGGTACTCGTACTCGGCCCCGCGTCCTCGCTGGACTTGGATGTTGTTTCGCTGCCGGGCAATGTGCCTTCGCTGGGCGCCGGCTGGGCCTCGGGTGTGGGGGAAGGCGGCCCCTCCTGCTCGCCGCGGCCTTCGGGGCCGGTATCATCGCCGTAGGGGGAGGATACCTCGGACGCGCCCTTTCCGCCAGTGTCCGGCGCCCAGCCGGGACTGGCCGTAAGACTGCCCGCATAGCCTCGTCCGCCGCCCTCGCCACCGAAGTTGCTGCTGCCAAGGCCGCCGCTGCGGCCGCCTCCGCCAGTGTACCCGCCGCCGCCGCCGGTGAAGCCGCCGCCGTAGGTCGGGCCGCCAGTGAAGCCGCCGCCGGTGTACCCGCTACCGCCGGTGAAGCCGCCGCCGTAGTCACCAAACAAGCCGCCGCTGAGAGCATAGGCAACATTCGTGCCGGCACCCGGCCCACCGGCAGGCGTGCTCTCGTTCCACGAAGCTATGGCGCGACCAACCCCGCTAGTGTTGCCACCGCCAGCGTCGAGTTCGGCCCCAAAAGCACCCGATGGTGCTCCCGGTTGCCCCGAAATCCCGCTTGTTCCAAACGTGCCGCCGAACTCCGCGCCGAGCGCGCCCGGCGCAAGGCCCGGGCCGCCGGTGTCGTAATAGCCGCCGGGACTGCCCGCGAGCGCCGAGGCGTAAAACCCGGCATCGGAGCCCATGAAGCCCGACGCATCGTAGGAGCCGGCCGAACCCCAGTCACCGCCGCCGGTGGCGGCGCTAAAGCCAGCGTCGCCGCCGAACCCACCGCTGCTGTCGCCGCTGCCATCGCCGCCCCAGCATAGCCGCAGGCTGCGCGGCAACCATTCATCCGGCTGCGCGCGATCCCACGGGTGATGCATCATGTCAGGATCTTCCTCCGCCGCGTGCCGCAACTCTGCCAGCCGGGCATGGCCTTGACCCAGCCGTCACGGCCCCAGCCGACCAGCCAGTCGCAGCCCTGCGCGCGCGCGTATTTCTCGATCATCGAGTACATGGTCTTGAGTTCATCCAGATCACCGCCCTGCAGCCAGACATTGCAGGCAGCGTATTCCAATCGGAAAATTCATGATCTCGGTCAGAATGACGGACTGCTCGCCCGGCCACAGGATTGCGTGGCCAATCAGAATGCGCCCCGAACCTGATCCTTGGTATGGGTGGCGCCGAACTCGTTCAGGCTCGCCTCGAGCCACGGCCAGCAGCGATCGAATTCTACCGAATTCAAGGTTCAATGCTCATAGCCGCGCTGTTCACACTCTTTTCCGTCCTTGGACAACGTATAAGACTTGTGGATGAATTTAATCCGCTTGTCTTCCGGGCGGATTTTATTGTCCCTGCCGGTCTTCGGATCGCGCATCAAGAAATCATAGCGATTTGGCCACTCGACAACGAAAACAATATCCTCGTCACATTGATAGCTATAAACGCCGGCATTGGCCGGTATGGCCATAAGCACGAGCAACACGACGCTGAACACAAGCGCTCTCATGCGCCATACCGTTTGCGGCCGATGCGCAGCGCGGCCGGCCCCGCAGGAGCAACCACCGCGACCTTGGTGCCGCCCTTGAAGCCTTCCCTCTCGCCGGTGCGGAACGGATTGTCCTTGGCGCAGATAGAGATTGGAGAACCCATAGGGCGAGATATCGCCCTCGACCACGTCGCAGCTGTGGCCCTTGCTGTCGAAGTGGCCGCACAGGCCGCAACTGCGCTGCGGGTTGCCCTCGCGGATAGTTGGCCTCCTGCTGCGACTGCTTCTTGCCCTCGCCCGGCTCCGACATTTCGCCTGGCTCGGTCGCATCGCCCGGCGCTGTCTCTTCCGTCGAATAGGTGTCGCTCATCGGTACTTGTCCTGGGAATAACCGGCAAGCGTGCCGAGAAATCCGAGCGGGCCGAGCCGGGCTGCCTGGTCGTATTGCGGGCGCGTCATGCGGCCGACGCTCAGCATCATGTCGTACAGGCTCGGCGGCGGTTTGGCAGTGTTGGGCGGCTGGGTGGCCGGCTGGCCGGACGGGTTGCTGTCGTCGGGCCGCTGTTGCGGCGACGGCGGCGGCTGCTCCCACCACTGGCGCGGCTGCTGGGTGCGGTCGAACGGCCCAGCCTGCGGCCCCAGCATGCCGATGCCCATGCGGGTCAGCTGCTGCATTCGCGGATCGTAGGGCATGCGTCACCTGATCATTCGCAGTATTTCTCGCGATCTTCCATGCTCAAGCTGTCATTGCAGCGTCGATCGGACGTCTGCTCAGACGTTTGCCGTTTGCGTGACGGTTGCGGTGGCCACACATTGCCGACAGAGGCGCACGGGATCGAGTTGTAGAACAGCTGTCCCCGGCGCACCGTGTAGTGATTATCGAACCATGCGCCGATGACGAGGAAGTCCATCGCACCGTAGCCGTCAACGGACACCACGAAGCGCACGTTGGGACCGCATTGCCATTCGCCGGTCGGTATCCATCCAGGGGCCGCCGATTGCCCCAGCGCCGGACCTGCCGCAAACGCAAGAACGGCACCAAAAACTGCTGACTTAATGACGCTCACAATATCCTCCTGCATGACTGGAGGACGGATCGTGTCACAACCTGTGGACCGCCGTCAAGGGCCGTCCAAATAACAGCAATTGCTTTTGTCCACGTTCCGTTGCAGCCTGTTCGGGTTGCAACATCCCCTCATATGAGAGGCTTCACATGAAACGACTGCTACTTGCTACGGCGGCCGTGCTGGCACTTGCACTGCCAGCAAAGGCCGACCTTGTGCTCAGTGAACTGGTATTCCGCGATCTCGGCGGTACCGGTTTCGGTGTAGCACCCGGCTCCTGACGATCCAGAACAACGTCTTCGAACAGGGATCGACGTTCGCCACTGCAGGCGGCGGCACCGGCTTCACTGGTCAAGCCGGAACCGTATGCACCAGCAATGGCACCTGCCAAAGCACGCTCACCGGAACCAACGAAAGCCTTGTCTACAGTGTAGCGGCACTCGGCTGGACGACCGGTGCCAATGTCGGCATTGGCCTCGACACCAACGAGATCGGCGCAACTGCCGGCCTCACGTTTCAGTCATTGGTGCTGACACTCTACAACAGCAGCGGAACCGCACTCGGATCATTCTCCGGTGACGGCCCGGTGTTCATCTCGCAGGCGCTGCTCGCGGCCCAGCAGGGCAACGGCAACTCGGTGTTCGACATCCGCCTCGACCTCGTCCAGCAAGCCCAGTATGACGCCATCCTCGCCGCCAATGGCGGCGCGGCCAACGTCTTCGAAGGCTTGCAGGCTGCGTTCGGATGCGTGACCCCGGCGGTCGGCTGCGGACCCTCAACTGACGGCGCGGAGAGCTTCCTCGCCTTCAACGCCGGTATCGCCGCTGTTCCCGGCCAGTGGCCGGTGCCGGCATCCCCGGCCTGATCGCCGCCTGCGCGGCGCTGTGGGGCTTCGGCGTCCGCCGCCGTCGCAAGGTTGCCGGCTAGAACCCCACCGTCGTTCTAGCTGACAGGCCCCGCCGGTACTGGCGACCCTCTATGCCGGCGGGGTCACATGCTCAAATGGCTCAATCATCCGATCTATACTCGCGGCCAGATCGAATTCCGACGCATCGATGTCGTGCTCGCGCTCGGCTTTGTCGCCTGCGTCGCCTATTACTGGATCACCGTCGGCTGGCAGGGCGCGATCATCGGCGGGCTCATGTATATTCTCGTGCTCATGATAGCGCTGTGGGTCTTGTGAGAATGAGCGGCGATGTCGTCGTGCTACTGACTGCGCTGGGCGTGCTGTTCATCGCCCTGACGTGGGCCTGCGCCGTTGCCTATCTTCTCTGGCGGGGCAATCTGTGAGCATTTCGGGCAGCGGTCGATGCCGACAATGCAGGTCCAGCCGTGTTTCTTCGCCCGCCGCCGGATCGCCGCAACGGACCGCTCGCGCCGGCCATGGATGTAAGGCATCGTTTCGGCATACATCGCCGGGCAATCGTCGCAAGTGAGCTTGAGTTCGCCCTCCTGCTGCGGCTTGGGCACATGCTGGGGCCTGGGCACCACGTCGTCTGACGGGTACCACGCCGGCCAGCGTCCGCCGCGGTTTTGGCGGCCTCTGCACCGGCGCTTGGTACGCTGGCGTGGGATCATAAGACCGCTCTCCATTAGCCGGCTCCCACCGACCGTTGTCCGCAATCCGCATCGCCTCGTAGTTGCCCCAGGCATCGGGGTGCAGCCCCCACCGGCCGGCCGCGAGCGCGCGGATTAGCTCGGCGTCGGCCGCGACGTCAGGCGCGTCAAACTCCTCGTCGAGATAATCAAAGCTGTATGCGTGGAAGAGATTTGACATGTGGCCAGCATATCATAATCCACAGATCGTTACGCCGGCAACCCGACATTGCGTCCACATCTTGTTGCCAACAAGCGCGGAACCTGCTATCGCATATTGCGTTGACGGCCGGCGACGCTGACCTGCCCCTTGCGTTCGCCGTTAGTTGGTTGCCGATCGCGTTGCCGCCCGAAGGTCTAGTCCGCCGCCTGGCGGCATTGACCGGCAAACGCCAGCCGGGGGGTCACCGGCAGGGCCGTGCGAACCGGCCCACTATCCCCCAATTGAACGTCGAGTGCCATCCCCGCGTTACCCTCGTGAGACTGAATACCCCATTCAGTCCCCACAATGAGGAAACACACCATGGCAACCATGCCAGGCGAAACCCAGCAGGAAAAGCCCCGCGGCCAAGCCAACGAGCCCGCCGAGGGTAAGACCGCCGAGAGCACGAAACACCAATTCCCGATCGGCCACCAGTCCCCCGGCACCCACCCGGCACCACGACCTACGAGACGCCGGAACCCAAGCGCCGGGCCGACGAGGCCCAAGGCCGGCAGGAGCCGAGCGCCAACCCCGAGCGCGCCCCGGAGCACCAGCCCGGCTACGAGGCCAAGCACCAGAAGGAGGCCAAGGGTCAGAAGCAGCACGACGACGCCAACAAGCGCTCGCAAGCTGACGACCGTAAGGCCGAGATCGAGGCCCGGGACGACGAGGACACCCTGCACCGGCAGAAGGGCCAGCGCGCCCACACCGCGGCCCGCAAGCACGACGTGAAGCGCAGCCGGCCGGTCAAGAAGCCGGTGCGCAAGCACAAATGACGAACGCGACATGAAGGAAATTCCGAGCGAAAATCAATTTCCTTCATAGGAACCAACCGGCGGGCCGCGTCGGAGGGCACCCGCCGGCGCTAGGCCGCGGCCGCGGCTAGATCATCACGGCCACGGCTAGTCGCGAATTGCCTGATGCGTTTTTCCACTCATCGAAGGTGTCTGGGAGCCCGGAGAGCAATTGGCGCGATGTGGTCGCGTCTACGCCCTTCTCTTGTATGCATCTAGCGAGGACGTCCCGAGTAGAACGGACGAACGAAACTGGCTTCCAGCCCGTGTAGGTATTGGGAAGTCGTCGCATAAGCATCCATTGGAGCCCGTCACTCGCAATGGCCCAATCGCCCGACACCGCGAACAGACGATCGCTCATGGCTCAGCCCGGACATGGTTGGGATTGTTATTTTCCACAGAAAATGATTTGCGGTTATTTGTCAATCCAAGCTCGAGCGCCAGCGCATCGAGCGCGCCGCATAATTTGAGCCGCTCGGCCGGCGCGCACGGCACGTCGTGCAGCACCACCATGGCCACCACTACGCAGGCACCGGCGGCGACGAGCACGTTCCATGATCGGTGCCAGGAGCGCCGGGCGAGGTCGCAGGCGCATTTTTCCGGCCGGGCCGGTCCGAGACACCCGTCGCAGGTTTTCCGCGCCCTTGGCCTCGGCGCGGGCTCCTGGGGCCATCCAGGGTGCCGATGTAGGCTCGCCACTGGGCGGCGTAGCGCTGGCCGGCGAGATGCTGCAGCGGGCTGATCTGACCGCGCAAGACCATTCGGCCGAGTTCGCTCTCGCCGAGTTGGTCAGCGGCGTGTTCGCCCAGACCCTTGCGGTGCGGCTGGGTGGCGCGATCGCCGCGGGCGATATCGCCGGTTCATGGCTCGGAGCTTTCAGGTTGCCCGATTTGTAGCGGTGGCCGAGTTTCCTCGGCCGCCCCTGCGCCGCTTGCTCGCCATCGGTGTCCGCCTTGAGCGTGTTGAGCAACCGTCTAAACCTGCGCTTCTCCAACCGCTTGTATTGGTCTATTTGCGCAAATACTAGCAGTAGACTGCGGGTGCTGGGAAGGCTGCGAACGATTTTATCCAGGTCATTCATGTTGGGCGACCGTCTGCTTTGGGTTTGCGGGGTGACGTCGGTGGTAAGGTTGGCGACACTCGGCGCACCTTTGCGGGGGTGATTTCACCGGTTTGCATGTCGATAAAGCTTTCGCCAAAGCCGAATTTGTGCGCGCCGCAGGCACAACGTCGAACCGCGCCACGAAATCGGACGCCGGGTTGATCGACTTCGCCGGCCAGGGCACGCTCGCGGATGCGGCTGAGCGGCGGGGGATTAAAGTTCGGGTTTGGCGGTATTGGGCGGTAGGGGACGCGCGGTCGGATGATTTTTGCCATTCTGTTCTCCTGTCCGGATTGACCCCCTTCTATTATTTTGTCCGGATTGGCCGGATTGGGTTCCTTTACGCCTTGTTTTTTGTCCTCTTTCAGATATTTACCCAATCCGGACATCTACATTTTTGTAGTTGTCCTCAATGCGGCTATCCGGACAGATTTAGAAACCCCCGCGCGCGCGCGCGACGGTGCTATTTTACTCATCGGGAATTTTCCACCACATTTTCCCGCGAAACCCTTTTTTGCTTTTCTTGACACCGATCTTGTTCGGCCGCTCGCCGCAGGGTCCGCTCATTGATGCCTTTGGCTTTGGCCTGCTCGATCAGTTCGGCAGCGCTGTAGGGTTCGCCTGGATCGGCCATGTTGGTGCGCAGAAATTCACCGGCCTCATTGCGGGCCGATTTAGATTTCTGATTTTCGACGGTGGCGGCGAGGGCCTCGTTGGCGGTCATGGTGACGGGCGTGCTGTCCCAGACAATCCGGCTGCTCAGGATATTCCGGTCTTCCCCCACGAATGCGCTTTCGATGAAATAGCCCAGCCCGTCGGGCAATTTCCCCAGGCTGTTCTTGTACGGCAGGAGCAGCCGGCGATCGGGCAATTTGGGATCGGTGATGGCCATGAAGGCGAGCCGCGGGCCGTGGGTGAAGGCGCCTGAGCCGGCCACATAGTTCAAGGCGTTGAGCACGGTGGATTTGGCTGGATGGGCGATGATCAGGGCGGCCACATTCAGAGCCTCGACTGCTTCCTTGAGCGGCTGCAGTGCGGCGCGCACTTCGGTGATTTTGTAACTATCGATCTTGCCGCCCCAGAAACGCAGTGATCGGGTCCACGATCAGCAAGCATGTGTCAGGAACTTGGGCAATTTTGTCCGCGATGATCTGCAGATTGCTTTGGACGCTGAAGACCAGCGGCTTGCGGTCCTTGTTCTGGACCGATTTCAAAATATGAATACGGTTGAGGTTGGCATCGGCCGCCAGCAGGCGCGGCACAATGGTGTCCTCGGGATCATCCTCGGCGCTGAGAACAATCACGCTGCCGTCGAGGGCGGCCTCCTTGTCTGGCCATTCATGGGTGCTAGTGACTGTTGCGGCAAAGGCGCATGAGATTTGCGATTTCCCCAGTGAGCTATCGCCGGTGGAAAATCGATATTTTGCGCCGTGCCAGATAACCCGGCCATAACCAATCGGGATTGCGGGGCACGACATCAGAAGCCCTTAGCCACTCCGCATGGAATTCAGCCCCCGATCCGTTGGTTTTTGCCTCGTCTCGATAGTTTCCCCGTGTTCGCAGCAGGTCGCGCAGGATTTGGGCGGTCGGCCGCTGGTCCTCGCTCATGATTTATACCTTGCCCGGTATTCCGGGCTGTTGATGATCTGATAGGTTTGCTCGAGCGTGACGTCATCGGACAGCAGCAATTGCAGGAACAGGGTCTTTTCATCATCCGGCGACCGCTCGCGGTTGAATTCTCTTGCCGCTTCGGCCCAGTCGGGATGGTCCCAGGCGTCCTGGGCAACCTGTTTCCAGTCAGTCATGGGGGCGCACCGCGGCAAAGGCGTGAGACATGATCCCTGAGCTTCGTCGACATCGAGCTTGAGCGCCCGGCCGTAAGCTTCCAGCTCGTCGACGGCCTGATGCAGGGTGAATTCGCCGGCCTGCCACAGCAGGGCGCGGGCCTGGCAACGTGCGCGAAATATCTCTAACGGAGTGGTGGTCATGGGTGTCCGCCCGCTGAAAGGTGCCGGTGAGCCCCACGACGGACGGAGGGGCAACGGTCGCGAACCGCTGTCCCGGCCCACCCATAGGCTCTGATTTGCGTCCGGCCGGCAACGGTAAAATGCGGAAATTTCAACTAGTTGTGGATAACAGTTAACACCACTACATCTGGTGTAGAATATTATTCCCCGGCAGGCTTGCGCGGCTTCTCCCCGCTGACCGGCGGCGGCAGTTCGCGCGCCTCGACGCATTTGAGGCCATAACGCCTCAATGCCAGCTTGAGGATGTGGCGGATGCTGATATGGGGATTGGGGCTGCCCGGCTTGGCCTGCAGCAGCAGCGAGAAATACCGATTGGGGTCGTCAGCGGCCATCACAGCAGCCTGTTCAAAAGCTCTTGCCGGGCTAAGTGATTGGCAATCTCCTCCATCATCGCAATTTCGCGATTGGCCTGCATCTGGGTCATCCGGCCGGCCTCCACCCATCTGACATAGACCCGCTTGCGCAGCTTTAGCTCACGCTCAGCGCATTTGTGCAGTTCATCAAAGCTAAATTCAGCGGCCATCGCTGCAGGCTTCCGACACCCGCCCGGAATTGGTGTGCAGCTTCTCGGCGATGCGGCGGATCGGCCAGCCCTTGTGGCGCAGCGCCCGGGCGCGCTGCTTGGTCGCTGTGGTCATCGGCACGACATTGTCGGGGGCGCGGAACTCGGCTTGCTTGCGCGTCATCAAGCGGAGCGCGCGGCGGATCGCATCGCGGGTGGCCACAAGATCAAGCTTGTCGTCCAGCGCCCATTTGAGGATGTTGCGGGCGCGCGGAATGTCGCTGCTCATGCTGCCGGCCCCTGCTTGACCACGCGCGGGATCTTCTCGTCCTGCTGTTGGATCTGGTGGAGCCGCTCGCGCTCGGTCGGGATGAACCGCTTGCGCTCCTGCAGGAACACGGCGCGCACCTCCTCGACCATGTGCAGCAGATGATCCAGCCACGCGAGGTGCTCGCGGGTTTCCTCCTCCTGCGTGTAGCGCAGATCGTCGCCGCGCAGCTTGGCGTTCTCGGCCAAGCGCTGCAATCCGAGCACGAGTTCGCTTAGTCGGTCAGCCATCCTGTCCCTCCTACGGATTGGTGCTGCGCTCGCGGGTGGGTTTGCCGCGGCGATAGATCAGCGCCTGCCCGGCGAGCAATTTCTGTCCGAACAGCAGCGGGGAGAAGGTGTGGCCGTGCGCCTGCAGCGCTGGCGACAGCACCGCGAAAGTATCCGGCGGCAGCCCGCGCGAGCGCCAGTTCGACACCACCCGATAGGACAGGCCGAACATCTGCGCCACCTTGGCGGTGCCGCCGAGCGCGTCGATCGCGCCACTTGCGGAGGTGATTTTCATGGCCGGGAAATAACACGGCTTGTGGATTGCCGCAAGCCGTGATGTCATTGCGACGTAAGGCCCCCCGCAACCATGGCCCGGGGCGGTGGTGACGCACGCCGCCCCGGTAAAATAATTTAGGTCACGGGCTGTTTACCTGTTGACGTTGTCCACAGACTGTGACATGAAGGGACATCAGAACGGGAGCAGGACATGACCTACCGCAACCGCACCATCGAAACGATTGGCTCGCAATTCCTCGTCCACACCGGCGGAATGTACGGCTACTACTACTTCCCCACGATCGAAGCGCCAAGAAATTCATCGAGGGTTTGTGACATGACCCCCGAACAAGACGCCCAGCGCATCCGCCAGCTCGAATTCCAACTCTACAAGGCCGAGCACGGCCATGGGCATGCCCTACGGACCGCGAGGCGGTGCTCGCACTGCGCCGCGAGATCGAAGAGTACTGCAAGCTGCTGGCGCAGTACGACGAGGAGGGCAAGCATATGACCAATCTGGACGCGCGATTGGAACTACGCCAACATGCTGGCGGCGCTGAAGGAGGCAGAGCTATTCCTTGGGCTCGCATTGGAAGATACCGAAGAGACCCGCCCCTACGATAACGCCATGTTAGAGCGCATCCGCGCCGCCATCGCCAAAGCGGAGGGAACGTCATGACCCGCTACCGCACCTACGACGACTGGAAACTGGCCAGCCCCGACGACGAGGCCGACGACGGCAACACCGGATTTGGAACCTGCGATTGCTGCGGCGAGCGGCTTCCGCTCGCCATGACGCGCACCCCCCTCGGCCACGAGACATGGGAGTGCAAGGAATGCTGCGAGCAGGCCATGGACAGCGCGGAGGACAACCAATGACTTTCGAAGCACAACGCCTGACCCCACAGGGGCCGACCGAGCCGACCGTTGCGGCCACCCCGATGGAGATGCTGTCGCGGGCGCTGCAATCCGGCGCCACCCGGAAACCCTGGAGCGGCTGCTCGCGCTGCAGGAGCGCTGGGAGGCTAACCAGGCCCGTAAAGCCTACGACGAGGCCATCGCCGCCGCCCGCGCTGAGATCCCG